GTTTAGGCGTTTATTTAGTTGTTTTCATCATTGAACGCACCATTTATAACTTCAATCGTTACAACATTAATTATTCCGAATTACACAAAGCACACAGTGAGAATAAAAAATAGACGTAATATAATAGATATGGGAGGAAATGTAGTAGATGCAGGAAATAAAGAAATGAACAAATCCTATTTGGATTATAAAATGGCTGAGAAAAAAAAGAATGAAGCTTATACACAGTATACAATCGAATATTTGGAAAAATGGGTACCGCGCATGAAATGGCTAGAAAATATTTATTTGGCTCTATTGTTCGTGCTATTTTTGAAAAATGTGTATTACTATCGCAAGAACCGAAAAATGAGTGATAAACTAGTGATATTGTTTGTGTTGTTTGGATTTGCTTATTTCATGGCGGGCGTACATTTGAAATATTTCACATATTAAAAAATTATAATTTACATTCAAATTGAAAAAAATAGAGTTCAATTTGAATTTTCAAATTTTAAAATTTTCAAATATTTAGATAGGATTAGGGTCAGAAACTTCATTTTCCACTAGGGAAATACCCATCCAACCACGCTGCTTTTTGTTGTCAGGATTCTTAACCAGTTCACAGTCAATTTGTTTCGAGAATGTATCATAAAACTTTGATCTGCCCTTGGGGTCGTTACCCCTAATACTTTTGTACCATGTAGTGTAAGCATTCCAAATGTCTCGATTGCTAATAAATTCATCGTTATTGGGGTCTTTGATGACCGAATCATAGATAAACTCGTGAATCGGGTCCTGAGACATGCGATATTTACGCTTGCGTTTTTCGATAACCGAGCATTTTTTCACCTTTCCACCTGTCTCAAAAGCCTTTTTTACTAGAAGACTCATGAAAACATCTACCCAGCGCTCGAAATTGTTTTTAATGTTGAGGTCGATGGCGAATTGCCATTTCTCGTTTACTGGATCGGCAAATGGTTTTTTGTCTGAGAATTTACTCAAAAATGGCACGGGTTTAATTCTACGCCAGGTACCATCATCTGTAGCCTTAATGTCGAACATATCATTAGTACATACAACCAAACTAAATTGTGGTTTGAATGTGATTGTATTTTTATACAAATGTCTGCCTTGTAAGGTATCGCCGCCGGTCAATTCTTTGAAAGGACCTGGATTCAATTCGTCGCCGACCGAAGGCTCCTGCATTACCGCATAACGAATACCTTTCAATGAAGCAATTTCGGGACTTGCCGCACCGAGACCAGTACGTTCTTTTGTTACTAGTGTGACAGGCACGGTACCTTTGTATCCACCATCGTTTTGTCCGCCCAATGCCAATTCCATAAGTTCAATAAGCTTGGATTTACCATTAGACCCCGAACCATTATACATATTGAAAGTTTGATTAATATTTCCGCCAATTAAGACCGACGCCAAATGCTCCCACATATAATCACACAGCTCTTCGATCGGGAAAAGTTGAGACATAAATCCCTGTACTTCTTCGCGGATTTTACCGTGTTTTTCTTCGTCGTAAGCAATATAGGGGCGTCCTGTACTCATCGACAAATAGTCGTCGTGTTTACCAGGACGGAATTCTTTGCTTTCAAAATCAATTACACCATTACTGAACCCCATTAAATAAGGATTGTCATCTAATTTCTCATAGAAGTCGGGGTCATAGAATACTTCTTTGCACTCATTCATAATTTTATTCTTGTCGGTATTGGATGTCAACTTCTTACTAGCGCGTTTTACCGCAACTTCCTCTTCTTTGATATTTTCAAGAGCGGCCTTTCTTTCTACCTCATTGCTAATATTTTTGGCAGCATTTTTCTTTTGCTTTACTTTTTTCTGACGATTCAGATATAGGGGGTGCACATTTTCGGATAACTTTTTACGTAGACCAAAATCATTTTCTTGTGGGACCCAACGATGGTTTAAGAATTCATACCATCCTCCTTTGTCTCCTGCAAACGCAAATTGCTCGCCATAAATTTTCTGTAATAACTTGGCAAAGTTCCATTCGGCTCCATCCGATTCCAAAGTACAGTTCAAATAATATGATATACTCTGATTACGGATTTCATTGTAACGAGCAATATCCTGATTTTTCAACCAGAATATAATAGACGGAAAAGACAGCCCTTCTTCGTCAATATTCATTTCTTCGTACCATATTCGTCTCATATTTTCAACGGCTCCTTCAAAATCATCGAAATCAAATTTTTCGCTTTGTGCTGAAAACTCTACCCACGTAGCAAACAGCTTATTTGGGTCCGTATTTTTTAGAGCCCATCCAACGCGTATCCAGGCTTCGTATGGATCATAATAATCGTTTGAAAGAGACATGGTATATTGATGAGCTTCGAAGGTATTGAATTCCGTGATTTGCAGGGGTCCATCATAGACACCATTACGCATTTTTCCAATCATTTCCTTTCGAATTCTTTTGACACTTTCCAAATCGCTCATTTGTTTTATTATTTCGTTGTAATCATATGCGTTGCTAGCCATATTATTATCGCATTGTCCTTGTTCTTGTTGTCCTTGTTTAGTTCCTCCTCCTTTTGCCTTACTCTTGACGATTTTCTTCTTCTTTTTCGCCTTTTCTTTATGACGGAATTCCATATACCGCGGTTTTAATTCTTCGTTCAACTCTAAGTCCAAACCGTTTGTGCTACGTGCGCTCATATCTTTCAACATCTCAATATAACTATCACGATCCGAAGTATGTTCTTTTATGTTTTCGCCATCACCGTCCCAGTCGAAATCTCCTTGAATTCCATTGTATCGAATCTTGTGATAATGTTGTAATTTATATGGTTGATTATCGGGCTTACGAGAGCCATAAATTTGCCACGGAGTACTTCCTCGGCTAATTGAAATATCGTATATATCGCTCGCTTCATTGGTATAGTTGATGCCTTCGAAAATTTTCGGAATTTTCGGTATGATTCTGTTTCTCAGCATACATTGCATTACATGGTCCATTTTGATTGTAAATACAAAGTGGATACCATCCTTTGTGTATTTATCCATTCTATTAACACGTTGTTTCATCGCAGTGAATACTTTAAATTCTTTACCATCCATGAAAGTAAACATGGTCTTTAATTCGTCAATGACAGCTTCAATAAATTTAATTAAATGTGTCTTTTGAATTCTTCTCTCCTTGACCGAAGGATCGAATTTAAAATCCATGTCAATGAGAAGTGGACCTGTTTTGCCGCTACCTATTTGATATTGACGCTCGGTCAAATATTCGACCTCTCGGTTAGCAAATACCGTATCATAGTAATGTCCCCAGAAGATATCCATTTCATCCTCTGGTACTGTATATGAACCTGCTCCTTTTTTTTTTCCATGTATTGTGCGGGGTATTTTGGTATGAGTGCCCTCTACGCCTTTTGTTGTACCATAATGTTGAGACAAGAAGTCTGTTAGGCCACGGTATTTTCCACTCATCCTTTTTAGAGTATTATAGAGATTTTTTTTTATTTCGATTTTCCTGAAATATTTAAGGGTCTCGAGATATAAAGATTGTTATACGTCTCAATTAATTTAAATATTTTTTTCTATTAAAGACTATTTTCGATTTCTAAAATATGAATGACGATAAGACTTCCAAAAAAATCCCCAATGGTGTCGACCAAAAAAAATATCAAAACCGAAAGGTATTCGTAGTAACAAAAGAAACACAAAGGAGAATTGCCAAAGACGTAGCACAAATATATAAGAATCCGCTCACGGAACAGGGTATTTATTATATACACGATGATCAGAAATTATTAGAAGGTTATGCCATGGTAATTGGTCCCAAAGATACGCCTTACGAAGACGGTTTTTATTTCTTCCATTTTAAATTCCCCCATGATTATCCTTTCTCTCCGCCTAAAGTTGTATTTATGACACACGATGGACGTAATAAGACACGTTTTAATCCCAATTTGTATATAAACGGTAAGGTATGTCTTTCGGTCCTTAATACGTGGCGAGGCGATGGATGGACCGCGTGTCAAACCATTTCAACTGTATTGCTGACACTTGTATCGATTTTAACTGAAAAACCATTGCTGAATGAACCTGGTATCAAAGAAGGACACCGGGAGATAGTAAAATATAACAAAATAATTCGTTATCGTAATTATGAGGTTGCCATTCTTAAGTATTTGGATGAGAACAATATCCCTTTGAATTTCCACCATTTTAAGTCGGTTATTCGAGGACATTTTGAGAAAAAACGCACACACATAATCGACACTTTGAAGAAATTATCAAAGTTGAAAGTTAAAACGGTGAGATGTGAATTTTTTAGGATGAAATGCGACATTGATTATAGTGTGTTATTGAAATCTTTTGAAAAATTTGATGTTAACCGTTCCAAAATCGAAAAGAAAAATGAATAAAAACAAGGACAATTAAAAAGATTATCGTATTATAGTATATTATAATCCATTGTAATGAAATTCTGTTCCAAATGTGACAATATGCTTTATTTAGATATAAACGAAAGTAATCCGAATTTATTGTCCCATTTTTGTCGAAAATGCGGGACCAAAGAAGACATCAAAAAGGGGAATACCAAAGATTATTGTATCTACAAAGCACACGTACAACAAAGCGCCAAGTTTGAAAACTTTGTAAATAAATATACCAAATATGACCCCACTTTACCAACTATAAAAAATATGAAATGTCCCAATGTAAATTGTAAAAGTCACGCCAGCCAATCCGACAACGATGACAATATCCTATATATTCGCTTTGATGATGAAAATATGAAATATTTGTATATTTGTAAGACATGCGACCATACATGGTCTACTTCTTGAACTTCGTTAATTTTCGTTACACGAAAATAAACGAGAAGAGCCAACAAAGTTGGCGAAATTTAAATTTTTTGCCCGACGGTTTGAACTTTTGTAAAAGTTCATTCAAAAATTTTAAATCTTTTGCCCTATCTTTTTCCAAAAGATAGACAATTAAATTTTTTTTGCCCGACGGTTGAACTTTTACCAAAAGTTCATTCAAAACAATTTAAATTTTTTGGCATGCCTGCCTTTTTTTAAAAGGCGGCAGAAATCGAAATATATTTATTATTCTTTTTATTTTTTATTAAAAAAAATAAACCATAGTATATAATGAGTTTGTTAGAAAAAGCCGGTGAAGCCTTTGATAAAGCAGGAGAAACTGTGTCTAACGCTGCAAAAAACCCCACCAAAGTTGTTTCCGATTTAGCATCGACAGTGGGAAATTTGGCTCTTGATGCCGCCGAAAAATCCCCTGGACAAATTTTAGCAGATACTGGAGAAAATATAAAAAATGTGACTGTCGATGCAGGAAATATGTTAGGTGATGCGGTGGATGATGCCACCACAGCTATTGGGAAAATAGAAAAGGGAGCCAAAAAACTTACTGAGCCACCTCCTGATTCTGCTTATGATAGTGATTTTCCCGACGGTGCTCTGGAAAGTAAAGGAGCTGACACCGAAGATGAATCTGAAGGAGCTGTAGAAGAAGGAGAAGGAGGAGATGAAGAAGAAGGAGAAGAGACGGCAGGTGTAGAAGATGAAGTAGGAGAAGGAGAAGAGGCTGAAGGAGAAGCAGAAGCAGATGAAGGAGAAGATGAAGGAGAAGAAGGAGGAGAGACGGAAGGTGAAAATGAAGAAGGAGAAGGAGAAGAAGCAGAAGGAGAAGGAGAAGGAGAAGCAGAAGAAGAAGATGACGAGGATGACGAGGATGACGAGGACGAAGATGACGAGGATGACGAGGATGACGAGGACGAAGATGACGAAGAAGAATACAACGAAAACGAAATGAGAAAGTTGTCAGATTATGAATACAAAGATATTCTTCTCGAATCTCACAAAAATTTACAAGTACCAAATTATAAAGAAATTTCGGCTTTATGCAATTTAATCAAAGACAAGAACGGCGTCATTCGAGATGATTTCCATAAAACAATGCCCATACTAACCAAATACGAAATATCAAATGTTTTAGGCGCGAGAACTACACAATTGAATAGTGGTGCGTTTCCATATATAGAAGTCGACGATGAACAAATCAGTGGTTATCACATTGCTATGGAAGAATTGAGACAGAAAAAAATTCCCTTTATTATTCGAAGACCATTGCCCAGCGGAGAAAGTGAATATTGGCGTCTCTCTGATTTAGATGTTGGCGTACATTTATAAATATTTGAATAAAAATCCCACATTGTAAAAGTATAATTTTGGTAAAATTATTATACTTTTTTAATATATAATGTCCAATAATTCTAACAATAATTACTTATGTCAACATACTAATCGCGACGAAATTATTAGTAAACTACAAAATAAGGAAAGTTGGAGAGCAAGTACAGGGTGTACTCCCAATAGACGTAATTTAATTGGTGCGTCCAATGCCAATCCAATGTCACAAGTTGAAATAGCGCGTTATTTAGCGAATAACCGCGTAAAACGTTAATTTCTCTTTGTCAACGGTCTTCACCATCGACCCCAATTTCCCCGCACTCTTTGTGAAAATCTTCTA